GATTGATATTCCCGATTGGGACTGGGTTCCAAAGAAACCATAAAAATCACTGTTATGACAAAACGCAAAACCATATCAACCAAACAACGGGTAGCCCTCTTTCAAAAACATGAGGGTATCTGTCACATATGTGGAGGGAAAATCAGTGTTGGAGAAGCTTGGCAGGTCGAGCACCGTATTCCTTTTGCGATGGGCGGCGAAGATAACGAAAGCAATTGGGCTCCAGCGCACATCAAATGCCATAGAGACAAAACGACTATTGATGTGGGTCAAATTGCAAAGGCTAAACGGCGCGAAGCGCGTCACCTTGGAGGTCACACTTCAAGGACGCCGCTTCCTTTTGGTAAAGGATCTCCGTTAAAACGGAAGATGGATGGAACAATAGTAGAAAGGAAGAAATAATGTATTATACAATTGGTGAGTTGGTAAAATTTTTCCGCAAACGTAATCAATGGCAAATCGATGTATTGGAAGTTGATAATTACGATGAAAATGGCGATGAAGATGGATCCAAAGTTGCTTTCAAAGTAGAACGTTGGAATAATGAGTATTCCCACTATTATAGTATTGCTGAGTTTGATACTATTAACGAAGCTTTTGACTTCGTTAGGAAGTATAAATCTTTCCCTATAAGCGCAGATGAGGTCGTATAGTGGCAACTTACAGAATAACTACTACATCTAATGATTGTTATGACATCAATGCCGACATGGTTGAGGCCAGAGACAAGTGGCTGATGTTTTTCAACTCTAGGGAACAAAACAATTTTGGTGGCGGTAGAATTATTGCCATCATAGACGGTTGGGAAGTTAATAACGTCCAACTCCTTAACCCAGATACCGGTGTAGCCGACAAAATCAAGCCAGCATAAAGGCAATTACAATGGCACTCATTCTACCAGACGACTTCAATGCTGACCTTAAAACCAGCCCATTGGAGAACATTTTCGACTATGCTTTTCCGCTGGCGGACAAGCTTTCATTAGCGATTAATCAGTCGGCTGAGGAAATGGTCAAGAACGACCCTGATTTTGCAAATATGTCAGATGTTATTATTGCGCATAGCGTAGCCTTGATGCTGATCGTGTGCATGATGAACCGTGAGATCTTAGAAGATAACACGCTCGATATGACATTTAAGAAGGTCAAGGGGATCACTCAGGAGTACCTCAAGCACATTCTTACGATTGGCAAGGAGAAGGCGCATTGATTGTCCAATTGAACCCAACAATGCCTTTGCTGACCCCGAAAGGGCCAGCATTGGCGCACTTTCTCATCGACTACGGTGAGGAACACCATTTAATGTGGGTATGTGTTTTGGAAAATACTGGAGAGATCTGGACTTATGCCAACAACATGGTACGGGCTCAATCCAATCCTACGTTTAACCGATTTAAAATAACGGGTGTATTAAACAATGCCACAAAACCTGACGCCCCAACAGATGGTGATCTGGACCATCAATGCTAAGCCAAGGGAGCAAATTCTTATGCTCCGTATTTTGGAAACGTATCGACGTAAACAGTTTACCGCTACAATAAATGAAATTGCTGAATTGAGCCATATGTCGATTGGAAGCACTGTGCGTACATTGAACGGACTGCGCGACCTTGGGTGGCTTGATAGCTCTAGGATGTATAAAAAAACTGGCCGAAATTTACCAGTGGTCAGCAATTGCGAATATGTCGTCACGATTGGCGACAAAAAAGAAGAGGACTTAGAATCCAAGCCCTCTTTTTAAGTCAGGAAAAACACCCGCCCGGACCATTCCGGGTGAGGTGTTTAACCTACCATACGAAACGCGATGTCTTCAACCCTAGAAACGCGACTTCCCCAACCTTTCCCAAAAACTCCCCAAGTGGGAAGGCCTTGCAAGAATGCTAAACGTTTTTCGCAGATTCGCGTAGCAATGTCACGTATGTTAGACGTTTCAATAGCAGCAAGCGTGGCGGGGCCGATGGACCCATCCGTTGCCACACCGACAACCGACTGAAGGGTTTTGGCCGCTCGCGATGGCCCCGAATTGATGGCAAAATCAAAGACTGCATAGTCAACACCTGCTGGCAAATCGTCGCCCTTAATAGAATCCCAGTATTTTTTCTTATACAGCGGCATAACATCATTAGGACCAAGATTTCGAATATCGTTTTTAGTCACTGAATGTCCAATATACTGTTCCCAAACCGCTTTAGTGCATCCTAAATTGGTCGCTCCGCCGGGATCTCGCGGGTCATCAACGTACCCTCCCTCTTCTTTTAGAACGAGGGCAAAGCATTGTTCCCAATTATCTTTCACGGCTTATTCCTTTGAAGGGGGAAGATGTTGATGTGAAGCACCAAAGTAGTACGACAAAACTAAAGTCAATGCCGCATCAAGGGTTCCAAGCATACGAGAGATAAGTTCCTTCATATTGTCCGGAACCGTACCATTGAACAAATGCCACTGGATGAATACCCAAGCCGCAACAACAATAAATGCAATAGCGCGAGGGGTCCAATCATGTGTCGCAATGGCCATGCTTCGAGCAGAAGAGCGGTCATCTGCTGCAATTCTCTCTAAATCGATATCCAAAGATTTCATTTGAATTTTAAAATCTGCATCAATTTTTTTGAGCGCAGCTAATTGATCGCCAGTGGGATTAGCGAGTGCTGCTTGAATATCCTCATCGCTACCGTCTTGATGGCCGAACAATGCATTAGAAAGGGCTTTTACCGCCATACCTGCGACAGGACCGCCTAATGCGGTAGCAATGGTAGGGGCGACGGACCCTAATAAAGGGCCAAATGTTTTGAGAATGTCCATATTATTTCACCGTTATCATAAGGATTACACCAATTATACCAATACCAACCAACAAAAACCCAACAACACTGCTTATCATGATTACATCATCTTGAGTTTCTTTTTTCTGTTTCATGGCTGCTTCAACTTCCCTAGCCGCCTCTTTCCGCATTTCAGTTACTTCTTTTTGAATTGCAGTCCAAGCCGCCATACCATATTGGCTAACAAACATATTTTTGACATCAGCGGCCATTTTTTGAGCTTTTGCCTTAGCGGTATAAATCTTAACTGCTTCTGCCTCAAAATCAGCCTGAGACTGAAACAGTTTTTTCTTTCTTGGCTCAGATGTCAACTGAATGATCTGAGCGACCTTAGCAAATAAACTGCCAACTTTATCGGCAGTCTCCATCATATCCTGACCCGCATCAACGGCAGACTTAATCGTATTATATAAAGCCGTTGCTCCAGCAATTAGTGTAATGGGGTCCACTACACTCTCCTTTGCGCTACTCTTAGCGCGTTAACTATTGCGTCATCATGCATATTCAGCATTGGTTTAGTGCCATCATCCAAGGCCTTCTTAGCTTGCTTGAATAACTTATCCGCTTCTGGGATTCGCCCACCAGTAGAGCGATTAACCCGTCCGCCATCTTTTTTTACTCGAACAGGCTTACCCATTTTTGGATAATTAAAATTCCGCATAAGATCCACGTATGCGTCGCCCCTTGACCAATCGCCCGTATTTTCCCCTTCGACACCGTGCAATGTTCTGGCCATAGGTAAGTAGTGTTCGCCTTCATGCTCCACCAATGTTGGGTTTACCCCTAAACTGTTAAAGGTTTGATGCATTAAGCGGTCGTTTGGATTGTATTTTCGAGCATAAATAGATTCAATTTTCATTGGGCCATTTTTACCCAAAAACCTTTTCCCCGGTTCAAATCCTTCAAAAGCACCAGCTTCGTGAAGTTTTTGAGCAGCTTCTGCTAAACGTCTCGATCTGTCTTGAACGTCGTCCCTCATTCCAGAATGAAAGTTTTGGAGCTGTTTTTGTTCACGAATTGGAGCCATGTTTACAATGTTATTGTTATTATTCATTTTTTCACCTTCGTTATCATTAGTGCCGCCAATCCTTCCACCCTCAGCGCGAGCCATTGGGATGCTATTGACCGCAGTTGGTGCATTGGCGGATAACTTGATCATGTTCTGTGCCATTGATGACAGAAGGCGCGGGTTATTTTGCAGCATAAGCTGAGCATCACGGAACTGCTG